CTGCTGTCGGACGGGTCGGACGGCAATCTAGACCCGTCGCTGGTATGCGCCGCAAGCGCGCCAGCCGCCCGGTTTAGCACGACCGAGTGTCTTACGCTTGGGACGGCAACTTGCTGATCCGATACGCGTGAACCAGGTCTCTCGCAGCGCTGGCTATGCTGACCGTCTTTCTCAGCTCCGCAATCGTGGTCGCCGAATGACGGTAGAAACCACGCTTGAGCGTTGACAAAGCCGTTAGAGGCTGGCGGCCGCCGCCCACATGGTATCAATCTGCTCGTCAGCAAGGCCGAGCGCAGCGCCCACGCTCGCGATAAGCGGATGCATGCGGTCGAAGGTGGTGGCGTATTCCCACTCGATCTTGGCCTCCTCCTTGGAGGCGCCTTCCGGCATCGCCTCGATCGCGCTGGTGACCTGCGCCAGCGTGAATCCACCCCTGACCAGACCGATTCGGAACTGCCGGGAGGTCAGAGTCGACATGTTCGCCCGGACCTCTTCCTGCGTCGGCGGCGTATATGGCGCGACCGTGCCTGCGTTGGCCTCGGCGAAGAGCTGCCGGCAATGCTCCTCAATATCTGTTTCTCTCGCCGTGAAGGGTATCCATCCGAAAGACGGATGATAGACCTCCATGTTGATCGCCGAATTGTCCGGCCGGCTGTAGAAGGGGTTCCTAAATTCCATCACGAAATCCTCAAGAAGAGACTGAGCGAGCCACCAGCAGTCGAGCCGGCGCCGATGTTACCCATGCATCGCCACGTGCCGGAAAGAGCCGAGCCGCCACCGCTGGATGAGCTTGCCGCCTCAAGGTCGGTGCCGGGCACGGTTTGCCCGAGGGTATAACCTGTGGTGTTGTTGACGCGCTGACACCAGGCATAAGAGCCGACGGCGCCGGCTGCGATGGAGGCGACACCGCCGCCCCAATCGACGTCATGGGCGTGTGTGTCAGCACCGACGGAGTTGGTGGACGTTGCCGTGAGGGTTGAAGGCGTGCCCATCGCAAGCGTGCGGTCGGCCGAAATCGCACCGCCGCCTGTCAGGCCGTTGCCAGCGATGATGTCAACCGCCGTCGAAGCCGGGGTGTAACCGTAGATCGCGTTCAGATCGGCGGAGGACAGGTTGCCGGAATGATAGACGACGTATTCGACACCGTTGACCTGAAATTCGAGACTGTCTACGCCGCCGGAATTCTTGAGGGTCAGGGCGGTGTCGCCGCCGGTCGCGACGTCGTTGGTGAGCTTCAGGCCTTGGTTAACCCCGGAGCCATCGACATACTGGATATAGGCTTGGCGAACGCCGGCTACGTAGAACGACATATAGGGGTCGTTGCCAGCCGTCGGCGCGTTGAGACGCAGTGCCTCGCCGGTCGAGCCGAGGATGAGTTGCGTCATGTAGCCAGCTTTTGTGTCCATCTCGAAGCGGAGTACTTCGGCATAGGTGGAACCGTCTGCTGAGCCGTCGATATAGACGTTGTTCGCGTCCAGCCGGATGCGCGCGTCATAAGCTGACGTCGTCGTGTCCTGGAAGCGTAGATACGGTGAGCCGTTGCTGATAGTCGGTCCGGTGGCTGAGGTGAAAACCTGTCCTGCCGACCACGTGTTGGCTCCATCCAGAAGCGGCACGGTGGTGCCAGAAGTGCCCGTGTTGCGCGTGGCAGCCGTGCCCAGCCCCAAAGTGCTCCGCGCCGCCGCCGCGTCAGCGTCGTCGATCAGCGATCGGCCGTAAGACGTGATCGTCGCAACCGCCGCCGTGTCGGTTCCAGTCAGATAGATGATCTGGTTCGCAGAAGTGGTTAGACCGGCGATGGATTGCAGCAAGGCGTCATATGCCTGCACGTTCGTGCCGATGGTCACGCCGAGAGTTGCCCGAGCGGCGGTGGCGTCTGCGTCATCGAGGATCGTTCGCGCAAATGGCGTCAGCGCAGTCGTCGCGTAAACATCCGACGTCGTCGTGTAGATCATTCGATCGGCGACAGTCGTCAGACCGGCGATTGACTGAAGTCCAGCGTCAAAGGCCTGCACGTTCGTGCCGATCGCCAGCCCGAGCGCCGTGCGCGCACCGCTCGCCGTGGTCGAACCGGTACCGCCGGCAGTGATCGGCCTGGCAGCATTGGCGTCCGCCGCCAGATCGTCCACGAACGCATTATACGGCACGCTCTGGATGGTCGTTCCGGACACGCCTTTTGTGCCGGCAGGAGGGCTATATACGCCGCCAGTTCTAGGCATCGGTATTCTCCATAGAAAAAGGCCCCGCGAGGGAGCCTGGCCTCGTATCAACTTCTATTGACTCTGGTCGCCAATAAGTTGTTCAGTGCGCCGCAGGGGAACTGAGGGGGCACATCTTGAATTTTTACTTGGCGGGGCGGCTATCTATAGCCGCAGCGATGACGTTTGTCTTGGCGAGTTGCACCACGACGCAGGCAGATTTTCGCAAGAATCCAGAGGGTGTGAGCAAGTCAGCGCTCTGTCGAACTTTCATAACAAATACAGATCTCGCCTTCACGCAGGAGCTTACCAGCGAGCTCGCGCGTCGCCGCATCGACCCAATCGAATGCGTCAACATGGTGCAGCGGGAGAACCAGGCTGCGGCGGCTATCGTGGCCGTTGCATTGGTTGGAACCGCGGTAGCCGTCTGCGCGAAACATAACTGCGGCGGTGGCTCAGCCTATCCATCTTACGCACCGTACCGTGGGAACTGCCAATACGATTGGCAGCGGGACGCTGCCGGCAACAGATGCGGAAAGCGAAGTGCATATTCTCGTCCTGGTGGGTACGGGTACTGAACCTCCGCGAGGTGCCATCTTCATTTTCGACAACACTCGTGTATGTTGTGGCCATGAGCGCGAACCAAACAATCGAGCATGATCCGCAGGAACAGAAGATCGATCGTCGGCCCGAAAGCTTCCGGCTGATCTTTGTTCTTTTAGCCTTCGCCTGGTTTGGGATGATCTATGCTTACGGTGTCGAATGGAGATCAGCCATAATTGGCGGCGCGACAGGGATGATGTTCATGCTTTGGGCATCAGTCCGCTTCAAGCACCTATGGTAGACGAGCAGTCCCGGCGTTGGCATTCTGCAACATGCTTTCCAAGATCATTGCTCGAAGCTTGTCCCGGCTGATCTGGTGACTTCGCACTCGTGTCAGGGCATGCAGTGCCTTTTCCGGATCGGTTTCGATTAGCTGCCGTCCTACCCTCTCAACGACCCGCGGCGGCAGTCCCTTGCCCGCAGCGAAGGCCTGCCGAGCCCCAGCCAGGGCAGCCTGGGTAAAATTCCCTTGCAACAAATTCGACAGAACGGCCGGGTCAAAGTTGGCCATGTCGTCGATATCGCCAAGGTTGTCGGCCGTCCGACTGTTTCCAAGCGCTGCATTCGACGTCTCGAACATGCGGTTCTCGCGCCCAATGCGATTTCCAAGCTGTTCTGCACGGCCTGGAGCGGCGAAGGCCTGAAACTCCTGCTCGTACTTCGGCGTAGTCAACGATCTGGCCCGGTTCGTCGCCGGCCCCATCGCGTGGCTCTCGATATCTGCGATGATTGGGTCAACATAACCGGCACGGAACGCCTGCTGCTGATCAGGGGTCATGCCGTTGAACTGGTCGATGCTGTCTTCAGCCCGAACGCGGCCGGACTTCGCGGCCTGTCCCTCGGCTACGCTGTCGATCACGCGGCTGCGCGTGGCGAAGGTGTCATTTGCACTCCGAAAAGCCGGGGAAGCGTCTTCGAGCGCCGCATCAACCTCTCTCTTCACCTGCGTTAGGTAGTGTGCGCGGTTTCCGGCGCCCTGCGCGTCCGCCCTTGCAATCATGTCGTCAAGGTCGAGCTTTACCCTGAAAAGAGCATTGAAATCCGTCACCTGTGAATTGCCGTCCGAGATCATCCGTCGCACGCGAGCCAGTGCCCCCTCGATTGTGTCGTTGCCGATATTATCGCGAGGGCTGACGACGCGGTTGACGCCGGGAGAAAGCGTTTCGTCGATCCTGTTCAAGATCGGCGTCACGTTGACTGCTCCAGCGTTGCGGCGCGCTTCGGTGTAGAGCGCGTCCGCTTCCACGTTGCGGGCATCCGTTAGCGCCCGCGTAACTCGATCCGATGTCTGCGGCGCTTCGAAGCCTTCCGCAAGCGCATTTGCCAGGCGTTGAGGCTGGCCCATCTGACGACGAATAAGGAAGTCGCTCACCTCTTGGCGCGCGTCATTCGGCGTGCGGGTGACGGGCACGAGCGCCCGCTGGCCAGCATTTCCCATTGCATCGGCCATCGTGTACATCGGCTGCCCGTCATCCGCTGCCAATCGCATGATACTTGTGATCTGCTCAGGGGTTTTGCCAGAGCGCTGCAAATACGTCCGCATTGCCTTGTCTGTGTACGCCTCTGGACGGAAGGGCGCGATGAAAGGCGCAGTCGCTCCCTTGGCGGCGCCCGAGACAGCGGTCGCGATGGATGGCAGAGCACCGCCGATCACGGTACCGAGGCCTATTCCGGTTGCAGCCCCACCTAGGCGCCCATCAAGCCCCTCACCGCTTCCGAACCCTTGCGCACCACCTAGGATCGCCCCCTCGACCGCCGCGGCTTTGGAGACGCCAGCCAAGCCTTTACCCGCATTGATCGCGTTCGTGGTTCCAGATAGACCGTTTCTGGCCAATCCGACCCCCCCTCCGACAGCGCCGAGGATTTGGCCAGTCAAGCGAGCCGCTACGCGGTTCCTGCTGTCTAGATCGTCCGTCGCGCGCTGTGCTTTCAGGTTTTGATTGTACCGCTCGGCAAGCGAACCGCCGTCCTGCCCAGTTCCAAACAGGGGGTTGAAGAGAGCATCCCCGCCGGCGGCGATTTCATCAGCCAGGCCGAACGACATCGTATCCGCAGCGCCTCGCATGAAGGTGTCAGCACGCCCAAGCCAGTTGTCGCGAGTATCCGCCTGTTGCGGCTCTGGCGGCTGCTGGGTTTGCGGCAGAGTGGACGCTGTCTCCGGTGACGCCGCGCGCATCCGCGAAATTTCAGCCGCGAGCGCCCGCGCGGCCTCGACATCGCCGGCCCTGTCGGCATTGATGAGAGCATTCGATAGTTGCTCGACAGTGGCCATCACTGCGCTCCGTATTTCTTCAGAAGGTCATCTATGTTCTGACCGGTGGCGGGCCCCCGATCCGGTTTGTAGTAGGTGCCACCCCGCAAGTCGGCTGCTCGGTCATTGTTGAACTGCAGCCGCTTTTCGGCCAACGCCCGAGCTCGGGAAAACACCTGCTTGCGAACCTCATGAGGCATAGTCGACGAACCCTGCAATTCGAGGAGGATGTTTCGTTCGCCTTCAGTCGGGTTCCCGCCGAAGATGGTCTTGAGCTGCGTGATAGCCTGGCCAATGATGGCGTTGTCCATGTCGGTTGTGGCCTGGGAGCTTTGCGGGCTCGAAACGATGTCCGGAACCATCCAGTCAGGCAGATTGTTGCCGATTGACGCCCGAGCGCCAGCAAACCAGCCGCTATTCGCTTTGTCGGAAAGACCTTCTGCCTGCGAAAGCGCATCGAGGGCACTCTGGTTCGCCGCGACCATCTCGTCCGCCTCAAGGATCGCCTTCTTGTCGGTCGCCGTTAGAGACTGGGCATCCTCCCGGGGGAATTTCCCGGTCAGGATGAAGGACTGGTAACGCGGGTCTTGTGGCGTCAAGCCGAGGCTCTCTGCTGCGGCCTTGCGAGCATCTACCTCGTTGCCGACGTTGATCGTCTGGCCTGCGCCGCCAACGGCATCGATCTTGCCGCCGCGCGAACGCTGGTAGACCCGTGTGTCTGTGTCGGCGATGCCGAGCGCCTTCCGCTCTTCCGGCGTGAGCGTCTGGTATTCAGGCGTTTTGAGGTTCTCGACTTCCTGCCGCGTCTTTTCCAGCCCGAGTTGATAGCTGGGGTCGCTGCGCTTCTGCTCTGCCTCGTACTGCTGGCGCTGCATCCATACCTGCTGTTCGCGGGCTGCCTGTTCTTCCTGCTCCTGCTGCTGATAGAGCGTCTGGAGGACGGCCTTCTGTTCCTGCGATAGCCACGGATTGCTCAGAGCCTGGAGGAGAGCCATCTTATCCGGTCGGGCCTGTGTCGGGGCCTGCTCCGGCGGCTGCTGGCCCATTGCGTGCGCCTGTGCGACCTGATCGGGTGAGGCTGGTGCGCCACCCATGAGAGCCGGCATTATGCCGCCCTGCGCGCTGGCGAGTTGCTGGGAGCCATGGAATTGAGGCGGGATGCCCTGGGGCGCGCTCTGCACCGGCGCGCCTGCCGCCTGCGGGGCGTTCATGCCGGGGAACTGTGCCCGGTACTCCGGTGTCTGTTCGAAGGCGGCGACCTCATCCGACAAGGAAGGGGCGGCCTGCTGCGGCCGCTGGCCCCGCGGCTCCATACGGAAGCCTTTGTCGTCGTAGACCGCCGTGGGCGTGTCTATGCGCGCGCCTGGACCGCTGTAAGGGACGGAAGAAGGCGCGGGACCGCGCAGAGCGGCAAGGCGTGCTCGGTCCTCTGGCGAGTATTGGGATTCGTCGGCGATAACAGCGCCACCTCCGGCTGCCATAGCGTTGACCGCGCCTGTGGCCGTCTGCGGAGGCATGCCGGCTGCAGGGTCGAGGCTAGCTACCTCTGTCGACTGCTGAGCCTGGGGGCCGAGCGCGTTCATGAACTTGCGCCCATAGGTGCCGACGTCTGTTCCGAGGGAGTCCTTGCGGTTCGTCTTGCCGACGCCGCCCGGGCCTGCAAACCACGCCTGCGCCGCGCCTTCCGGCCCGAACTTCTGCACGTAGCTGTTGAATTTGCCGTCGAAAATGGCGTCTTGAAGCTGAGGGTTCGCCATGAACTCGTCGGGGGTCACCTCGCGACCGAGCACTTCGCGCGACCACGGCCCGACATTGGCCTCCATGATCTGGTAGCGGCCGAGTGCACGGCCCATCTTCGGGTGCGTCGGGCCGACAGCCTTGTAATCGCCGCTCCCGGCGCTCTCGATCGAGGCTATGGCGTCACGATAGGAGCCGGAACCGCCAGATGCACCGCCGCTCGCCGGATTGATGCCCATGCTCGATGGCGCGGTTCCCATGATCTGGCTGGCAAGCTGGCCCTGCATCGCGCTCTTGAAAACCGTATCCGCAGAGGCGCGGCCCTCGTCTTCCGCCTTATTGGCGCGCCGGTTCATGACACCCGCAACAATGCCTGAGCCTAGCGCGTTCAGGCCCTCGCCGATATTCTTCGGCGCGGGCGAGGCGCCCATGATCGCCATTGCCAGCTCACGCTTGCGCTTGATGGATTCCGGCGTCTCTTTGGTGTTGCCACCGAACAAGAAGGAAAGGGCCATCAGTAAAGACCTCCATTGCGGCCGCCAGTGAAGAAATTAGCCAAGCCGGTCATCAGAGACGGCTTTGCGGCGCCCGGAGCGGTCGGAAATGCAGCATTCTGCTTTGCGAAATTGGCAGCTAGGCCGGCGCCGAGCATGCCCATACCCCCACCGATCGTTTGGGGAAGAGCTTGGCCCATGATCTGCGCCTGTAGCCGCTTCGCCAATTCCTCGCGCGTGGGTGCTGCGCCATAGCCGGTATAGCCCATCATTTGCGCTTTCCTGCATTGAAGAGGGCGCCGTAGTTGACCTGTCGAAGACCGTCAGGGCGGCGCGATACAGCATCGGGGCGGATCTTCTCCACCTCCTGCGCCATCACACCGATACGCTTGGGAGCGTTCTTGCCCTCGCCCTTGTAGCGATACTCGTAGAGGCCGCCGACCTTCTTGATGTCCTTCTTGGCGTTCTTGTCCGAGAGGCTGGCAAGCTGGCCGCCGAAGCCGAAAGCACCTCCAAGAAGGCCTTGCATCATGCCCTGCTGCTGATTGTATGCGCCCATCTTGTTCGCATAGTCCTGCTGCACGAGTCCGGCATAGTCGACGGTCGGCATTGGGTTGCTCTGCGTCGGCACGAAGCTGGGGCTGTTGACCTGCGCGCCCGACATGAGGCCGATGATTTCGTTGATCGGCTGGTTGCGCTGGGCGTAAAGCTCGTTCAGATACTGCGCCCGCTGCTGGTTCTGCATGTTGAACTTCGACTGCTGCGAGTTGAAGCTCTGATCCTGCAGGGCGTTGTTGCCGGCCGTCGCCGTGTTCTGGTTTTGGTACTGCTGCTGCAGAGCGTCGTTGCCAAACTGAGCACCGGCCAGACCTTGGCCAAACTTCTGCTGCTGCGCGGCGTTGTTCGCCTGCTGCTGCGCCTGGTTCTGCCCGAACTGCTGCTGCTGGGCGGAATTTCCCATCTGCATGTTGTTGGCGTTTTGGGCGTATTGCTGCGCCTGCGCAGAGTTGGCGAACTGCCCGGAACCGAGAAGCTGGTTATAGGCCTGCTGCTGGGCGGAATTCTGGAAGGTTGCCGACTGATTGGCGAGCCCGGCAAGGCGGGATTGCTCCTGCCCAGCGCTCAGGATGGCCCCGAGGCGCGCATCCGTGGAAGACCGGTTCGCCTCGTCGATCGCCCGGTTATAGGCCTCAGAGCCCGGCTGCAGGCCCTGATTGGCCAGCCGCGTTTCCAGAGCGGCCCGGTCCCGCTCCATCTGCGGGTTCAGGCGCTGCATCAGCGCATCTTCGACCTTCTGGCGATCGGCGCTGAAATCCATCTCATAGCTGCGTGTGATGTCGCCGGCGTTGCCGAGCTGGTTCTGTATCTTGCCGCTGTCGGCAACCTGCTTCTGAATATTGCCGGCGCCGGCGATCGAGGATTGTACGTTGCCGTAATTGCCGAGGCTGGTCTGTAGCTTCGGCCCGCTGCCGAACTGCTGGTATTGCGGCAGCCCGATTGCACCGGCGTTGCCACCAGCAGGGGCGCCGGAGATGTTGATCGGCTTGCCAAGCAGGTCGTTCAGCTTGCCAGATTGGGTGTTGGCAAGGGTTGCCATGTTCAGTTCGGCGGTGTCGGTCTGGTTCTTAATCGCCTGCTGCTGCTGCGAAAGCGTCTGCGTCGCGGTCGGGACCTGCAGATCGTATTCCTTGCCGCTAAGCGGATCTTTCCACTTCTGCGTCGTATAGGTGTACGTCAGGCTGCCATCAGGCGTGACCTGGTTGACGTTGCCCATGACGTTATTGGCAACGGAAGTGCCGATATTGGTCGCGGTCTGCGCAGAGGCTGTCTGCTGGGGGTCCGGCGCTTTCGGTGCGTCAGGGTAAAGGCCCATGTTCTAATCCCTTATCCAGTCTTCGACGGTCTCTCGCGAGCCGGAATGGCAGAGTTCAAAGAAGTCTTCCGTGGTGGTCTTGGCGTGATCGTAGCCGCCGCAGATCGCCGCTACCGCGGTAATGATCGAGCCGACCGCCTCACGCATGACGAAGCCGAATTGCCGCTTCAGGGCGTCCCGAGAGGACCGCCATTCATCGCTCAACTGCCATTGCACGATGACGTTGTTGATTAGTGGCGCGAGCGTGGCGGCATGGCGGATGAAGAAGGGATTCTGCGGCAGAACGGTGAGCGTCCGGATCAGCAGCCAGCAGATATTGCGCTGCCGGTTCTCGTCCTCGTCGACAATGTCGTCTGCAAGACGAGCGACCTCCGAAATCTCGCTCAGGAAGTCGGCCGCGGCCACATCGCCGCGCGTCCAGCGTAGAAGCGCAGCCCGCACGGCTTCCGGTTCGCTCGGCAACATCAGGCGCTCGCCTCCCCGGTTGAGACTTGAACGGTGGCGAGATCGACCTCGATATCGAGCTTGAAATCGCCGCCAGAGGTAATGACGCATCCGACAGCGATCATGTCGCCCGTCGCCCGGACGTTCTGCCGAAAGTCGTAGCGCTGCACCTCGGACACGCCGTCCCAGATCGCCACATCCCACAGGCCGACGTCCCATTCGGACGAGGTCGCATCGCCCTCAGTCGCCGTGGCGAATGTCGGCGTTGACCGGTCATAGTCGGCGCGTGCGAACAGCCTGACCTTCGGCTTCGTCTTTGCCCGGAAGTACATATGAGCGAGAGTCGCCGTCGAACGCTGTCCGAATTGACCGGCCGGCGAGAACTGCGAGAGATAAGTGGAGGAGAAGGTCAACCCGTCATCCGTGCCGCCTGCGTCCCCTTGCCACACATAGCCATCGGGCCCACCGAAGAAGAGCCCGCCCTGTAGCGTCTCGTAGCAGAGCGCTTGCCAATTGCTGATCGTTGCCCAGCGCCCGGTCAACACGTTCAGGACATAGGTCGTGTCGGTGACGACGGTGTTTTCCGGGAAGGCAACGAAGACCAGGTTCTGTTCCGGCCACTGCTTCAGCGTCCAGCCTGTCCCGGTGGCATTCGCAGCCTTGCGCCAGTCGTCCTCGATCGGCCGCGAGACGGAGACGAGAGACAGTGCCTGCCGGTCGCGCTGGAACACCTGCGACATCGGCGTGAGGCCGTCCGTCGTGGCAATGAGGATGTCACCCCCTGCCCGAATCCATGCGTTCTTCCCTAGCGGCTTGCCGATCTGATAGACGCCCTTCAGCGCGAAATCCGAAGCGCTCGACGGGTCGGAGCCGGCATAGACTGCAATCTCGCCCTCAGTCGAAAGGAAGACGCAGAGGTCAGAAAGGCCGTCGCCGCTTTCCAGCGACCAGGAGAAGCCGGTCAGCAGCGAGCCGCCCTTCTTCATCACGCCGCCAAGCGGGAACACCACGGCTGCGCCACCGATCGCGTTGACGGGAAGGTAATAGGCGTCGAGCGTGCCGTTCTTCAGGAAGAACTCCCGGTTCTTGAACAGCCAGCCGTAATTGAGCTGCGGCATCGTCGTGCCATCGGTGAAGGTGATGGCGGGCGCCGTCGTCCACGTCGTACCGTTGTAAAGCTGTCGGTCGTTGGCGCCATTGAGGCAGACCAGCCAGGAAGTCCCGGCGTTCGTATGCTGGAAGGCGCACCAATCGCCGCCGCTCATTCCCGAGACATCCGCCGCGGTCGTGGTCGGAGGCGCGGCCGGAGCGGTCATGTTGTAGATGCCGGCATTCGTAGCCATGAACAGCTTTTCGTTGCTGCCGTATTTGTATTTGAAGGCGCTCTTGATGTCGCCGCCGTCCGCCGCCAAGCCCTTCTTCTGCGATCCACCCCGGATTTTGCAGCCCATCAGGGTCGGGAAGAAGTTCCGGAGCACCGTTGCCGAGCCCGGCTGCTGCGATGCCATGTCCGCCGTGTTGACAAGGCCTCCCTTTGGCGCAGGGAAGGTCACCGGCTGCGACGACTGCTCCCGGCCTACCGATACCGATCCACGGTTGGATTGGCCTATACGGGCCGGTCTGGGCTGAATTCTCATCCTGCCCCCCTATCGGCGTTGATCTCCTGCGCGAGGTCGGCTTCGAACTCGGCGAGGTTGTCCTCGTAGGAGAGGCCCTTCTGTCGTTTCCAGCGCCAGATGATCCCCTTCACGAGCAGCCTTTCGGGGAAGAGCGTCGTGTCGTCGTCGGCCGCAAATGTCGACTGAGGCCCGGCCGGATCGTTCAGGATCCAGTTCTTCGAGACGTAGTCGATCACCGCGCTTGCGGCGGCAGAGACAGGGGAGAACAGCACCTGTCCGCCCTTGATGAAGAAATACGGCTGCGTCGACGGGATGCCGACGATCACCGCCCATTGCCCGGAATTGGTGACGGGGCGCACGAAAGCGCCGGCAGAGGTGCGGACAGAGCCGCCCGGCGTCAGGCGCTGGAAATCAGTAGGGAGGTTTTCCGGGGAAGCGGCTGCAGTGTGAGACTTCAGTGTTTTCTGCCAATCGGCGCGGCGCGCTATCTCGTCGCCGGCTTCCTGCGCCATGGCGACCATTGTCTGAGCGTTCGGCTCGTCGGAACCATAGACGTTCTCGAATTGCGAGAGCGAGACGACGTCGCAGACCTGATTGATTGCGGTAAGCAGGCTCATGGCGTGACGCCTCCCACAACCATCTGCGCATTGCCCCAGCGGCTGCGCTCGTCTTCGATCTTCAGCCCGCTCAGCGCCATCATCATCAGTTGTTGCGCGGCGGTCGCGCCGTCCACATCCTTGCCCCAGATGGCGATTTCATTGACCAGGGCGAAGAGGTAGACGTCGGGCGCCTTCTCCAAGAGCCAGTTGGTCGGGTTGGCTGGCGTGAGCGCCGGAATGCGGGCGTAATAGGTGACGGTGAGGTCCTGATCGGAGATAGGGCGCGCCTTGATGGTGCTGCCAACGATAGCATAGCCGATCGGCGCCGTGCCACTCCGGTCCATATAGCTGTTCGTCAACTGCTGCAGCGAGATTGCACGAATGGGAATGCCGGCTGCGTTCTTGACCTCGCGCGCCTCTAGGAAGTCAGGCGGAAGCGTGCCGTCGCCGTCGACCAGAGAGATTTCGTCGGTCACTTCCATGTCGGCGACACGAAGCCCGCGGTTGAGCTTCAGCTCCGCAAGGCCCAGGAAGCGGGGGAAGTTGTGCGCGATATCCTCACGCCCCGAATACTCGCCGGCATCCACCAGGAGGGACGCATAGTCCGAGATGGTCATAGATGCCCCTCTTTCGTCCGCCAGGCGCGGTTATCGGAACTGTTGAGGAACCGCTTCACATAGCGGTCGTTGCCCTCGCTATGGGCCTGTACGAGGCCGGAGTCATAGGCAATGTTGAGCGGGATGGAGGCGACGCGGTGCCAATCCCCGGCCCATGCGCGGTTCGCCTCATTGCGAACCGCCTGGTTCTGGTTGACGATGTTCGTAATCGGATAATCGACGCGGAAAACGTCCTTCTCCCCGTCGAAATAGTGCCAGACGGAGCGGCCGGTCGTCATGTCGTGGTCAAAGAGCGTCCACTCTCCGTCTCGGATGATCATTCGGCATCTCCGGG